TAGAGTTAAATCTTTTTTGTAGAAATCTGAATAACCTGCTCTACCAGTTACTGATTCGTATCCTAATCTAGCCCATTCCATAACAGCTTGAGCACCAGATGGAGTTACTGGATCATATAGAGTCATTGTTATATCTTCCCACTCTCTTTTTCCTCTAATTTTTCTATAAGAGTTAACGTGATCTAATTTTATAATGTTATCAGTGAAAGTAGGTGCTTTAACATTCTTTACCATAAATGAAGGAATGTTTTCAACATACATTACAAATCTGTTTTGTACCTTTGGTTCAAAGGCCTTAAACATAAGTTCGCTTGGATCTAATACTGCCATGTTTTATTTATTTTATTATAAATATTGTTAATTTAAATTTATTATGCAAAAGTTGCTCCTGTAGGTTCAATTGTAAAGTCTAGTACTATAAATTCTGCTGTTTTAGCTGGTTGAATAAATACTTGACCTACTAATTGATTTCTATCAACAACGTCTGCTGTGTTATTTGTGTCATCCATTACTACTCTGTATGCATAAAGACCTTGTCTTTGTACTACTGATTCTAAGTATGGATTTACATTTGCTAAGAATCTATTTCTTGTTGCAATTGTATTTTGTTCGAAAACTAAATTACTAGCTTGATCTCCTAAGAATTTCTTAAGCGCGATTAATAATCTTCTAACGTTTACTCTATCTAATGCTGATGCTTTAGTTTGTAATGTTTTTTGTCCAAATACTGCGATTCCTTGTCCAGGGAAAGTAGCTATTGGATTAACTTTTCCAGCATATATTGTATCTCTCTGTACTCTACTTAATTTCTGTTCTGCTTGAACAACTCCAGTGATACCTCCTCTTACTAATCCTGCTGGTGCGAACCAAGGTGCTGCAGCGCTATCGTTAAATGCATATACTCCTGGTACTACACAAGAAGCTGGTGCCCATTGAATACCTGCTCCTCCGCTTAATTGTACCCAAGGCCAGTAAGCTGCTGCATAAGAGCTATTTACTAATTTACCTTGATCTACTACATTTGCAGTTGTGCTTCCATAAGCTACTAAATCTATTATTGCAATACAATCGCTTCTTGTTTCTGCAGCTGATATTAATGAGTCTAATACAGTTCCGTGAGATGAATGATCATATATTAACCCTGGTGCTGCCATTACGTTAATAACGTATTCGTCTTTATTTTGCAAAATTGTAATTGCATCAGAATAATCTGCTGCTTCTAAACCTTGTGTATCGGTATTAGAAATAGCATCATTAAATGTCATAGACGGTACAACTATATTACCTCCTCCATTATAGAAAGATCCTGATTCTTCAGCTGGTAAAGATGCTGAGTAAGAATTAGTACCGTCTGAATTAACTGTGAATCCATCTGCTGCTAAGTAATCAATTGTTGGTTTTCCTACTGCTGATACATAAACGTAGTTAGATTTATTTACAAAGTTACCTGTAGTTTTAACAAATTTTAAATTACCGTCAGTAGCTACAGTAGTAGTTTGATTACCTATTACTTTTTCTATATAGTTATCTGAGTTAGGATCTAAATTTACATTTGTATATTGCTCTAATATTACTTTATTACTATGGTTGTCATTTCCTCTTCTAATAGATAAGGTAAATGTTCCATTATTATTATCTTTATTTGTTACTTCCCATCTAATATTATCTTTAGAACCAGATACTAATGCTCCTCCTGATCCTGCTATTTCAGTTCCATGATCTGTTGCGGATGTACCGTTATTATATATTACACCTTTTCCGTGTGTTTTCAACGTAAATGGAACACCTGCAATTAACGATGATGTTACTGCTGCACTTTGTGCTTGAGTCCAGTGTTGAGAAGCAGATACAACTCTTGTAACTAAAGCTGAATTTCCTCCTTGTTGGAAGAAGTTTTTAACTGCGATAGAAGTAAGGAATTCTCTATTAACTGAAGCTGAAGAAAAAGTCTCTCCGTATATAGCTTTATATTCGTTATATGAAGTAACTACAGTAGGTTGTTCTACTGGTCCTTTTACTGTTGGTCCTATAAATGCTGAGCTCGCATCTACTGGTGCTGGCGTTATAAAAGAAATATCATTTTCTCTTGTAAAAACACCTGGGGAAATAATTTGTTCTGCCATGTCTGGTCTAATTTATTATTTAGTTTATTATAAATATCGTTTAGGAATGTAAAACAGTGTTGTTAGAAATGTTTTTACTTCTCTTATATAAATAGTAAAGGAGGATGTAAAAACCCTCCTAAACTAAAAATTGTATTTAGACTATAGAAACTACTCAGCTACTTCTTCAGCAACCTCTTCTTCTTGAACAGGGGCTGGTATGAATTCACCTTTAACTAAGTCGATAGAACCTATTCCATAAGCTTCTTCTAAAGACTTTGCTAGTTCTTTCTCTTCTTCCCTAAGTTCGAATAGAAATTTTTCAGCATTTTCTCTACGCTCTTCTAATCCAATGTTTGCTAACTCAATACTTCCTAATTCAGTAACAAGTGCAGCGTTTTTTTGTTGAAGTTCTTGTAAATTTTTTACTTCTTCTTCTTTTAGCTTTTGATTTGCCATAATTTTAAAACTTTTAATTTATTTAATCGATTAATATTCTTTATAATATAAGAACTATTTTTTAATATTCCAACTAACTTTCAATTAATTTTGAAATAGTTGTTGGATTCTGTTTTTCTTTTATAGTACTTTTAATTGTTGCTTTATATGCTTCTACTTTAGTATTACCTAAAGATTCTGTAACCCATCCTTTAATGTCTGTGTTTGTCAGAGCAGAGAAATCTTTAAAGTCTGATAAATCATCAGTATCTATTAAAGTAATACCGTTGCAATCGCTTACATATTCAACTCCGTCTTTAGTTTCTTTACCTGTAAGTTTCCAATGTACGGTGTGAATTACATCAGGTTTCTTATTTGTTGGGGTTTGTGCATCACTATGCTCTTTGTAAGCATCAACAGTTTTGCAATCCCAAGTGTACTTTACAGCCATTTACTTATTTTATTATAAATAGTTTATATTTTTTATTTTACTGTTTTTAATAAACCGTCTTCAAATGTCCATGTTTCTTTACCAACTGTTTTGCTTCCTTCAAAACCACTAACTGAAGCATTACTACCAGCAGGTCCTGTAGCTCCTGTTGCTCCAGTAGCTCCTTGAGGTCCAGTAGGTCCTTGTGGACCTGTATTACCAGTATCACCTTTTGCCCCTTTTGAAGATGCTGCTGATGAATCTGTTCCAAATGCAGCTTTTACGTAAGCATGTAATTTAGCTATTTCAGCTCTCAAATCTTCTATTTGTTTAAAATAGAATTTAGATCTTAGAAACTCTGCTTCATCATTTATTAATATAGAAGGATCTGTTGCTGCATCAATAGCGGATTTTGTAGTAGAATCCATTACTAATGCTCCATTACTAAGTTGTGCTTTTTCTCCTTTAGAAGCCATATCAGATAATTCTGAAGTAGATGCTGCTTTTGTTAATTCTTTTTTTCCAAATGTACTATCTATTGTTGCCATTTTATTTAGTTTAATTAAATTGGAATACTGCTACTGCATTCCAGTTAGTTGTTGTAGATGAAGAACAGTTTATACCGAATACTATTGCATTATCGTCTCCTAATGCACTACCGTTCATATTTAAACCTAAGTTTAAAGGCACCCAAGTATTTCTATTTGCTGTAACGCTAAAAGAGGTGCTTGTCATTTGAGAATAACTAGTTGGATTATCTGCGTCATATATTCTTAATGTATTATTAGATCTAGAAGCATTAGCCTGGATGGACATTCCTACTAGTTTACCTGGTTTAGGTATTACATATCTTTGGTTATAACTTACATTACCAGTTAAAAATCCACTATATAAAGATAAATACCTTGTAGAAGTAGTGTTAGTAAAGAATGCAAATTAATGCATAGCTCTAGTAGCAGCCATATAAGAACTTATAGTATTACCAGCTGTCATAGGTAAGCTAGCGCTCCAATCAGCATCTTCGTAATAAGTTATTTGCGTAGTATCAGTAGAGTCAAGATTATTTTCATATGATAATGAATCTTCAAATAGATGAACTATTCCGTAAGTAGTTTTCTTTTTAATATATAACCTTACATCAGATGCAGATATTACTTTTAAAATAAAACTGTCTTCTTCTAACATTTCAGCATTAGAAGTAGCATCACTTGCTCCAAAATCGGATACATTTCCATCAATATCAAGTATAGTTAAAGATGCTACTTGTAAGGTACTTGAAGATGTGCCTTTACGTAGTTTAATCATTATACGTGCATAACATCCAACGCCTGAGGTTTCTTCTGCAGATATCGTATACACGGCACATAAATCTGTATTATTTGCATCGTCTATATCAAATTTTGCTAATAATGCATAATACCCTGATTCTCCTGCTGCAGGTGATGCTGACCATGCAATAGGTTTTCTTCTAATAGCTGTATGAGTTATTCCACCTACAATGTCTAGTCTTGGAGTAATTCCTGTTGTAACTGCAGGTGCAGTTGTTCCGATACCGACATTACCTGAAGAATCAACGCGTAATCTTTCTGATCCTCCTAAAACAATATTAAATGTATCACCGCCAGGGAATCCAAAATAAGAATGAGTATCTCCATTATGTAGTATACGATCGTTAATAATTGGTCGAGCAGATCCGTCAACAAGGAAACTACCACCGTAGGTACCAGCCCCATTGTAGGCCTGTACTTCTAAGCAACCAGAAGCGCCGGATGTGTTTACTTGTAATTGAAAAGCGTTGTAACCACTATTGTGAATTGCACCATTAGATGTGTTTCTATTGAAACCTAATCTTCCACCTGCTGTATCTTGAAGATATATAGTATCCATATTAATTATAGTACCGCCAACACTTATATTACCTGCAAAAGTTGCATCTTGAGAAGAATCTATTGTAAGAGCGGTTGTACCAGCAGTGTTAATAATAAATGTATCATTACCGCTAAATCCAAAAAGTGTATCAGGATCTCCACTGTGAGCAAGATATTCTGGGAAATATACTCTACTGCCAAATTCCGCTGTACCACCATCTGACATATCTAATGTTAGAGCAGTTATAGCAGAACTACCATCTTTACCATTGAAAATAATATCACCATCACTTTGATTATTTTGAATAATAAGTTGTCCAAGTTCGTTTGTTATTAGGCCGTTGGTGGTGTCGTGATATATATTTAAATCATCATCATTACCAAATGATATCGCTTTATTGTCTGCCAACTTAAAATTACCTGAAGATGATACGTGTCCACTTGTATCTAAAGTTAAAACTGCAGTTGTTGAAGTACCATTTGATCTATAGAACGTATGTGAACCGTATGCAGTACCTTTTCTTGAAACATAAGTAGTATTACCACCATTATGGCCTCTATCACCGTAGTGATTTGTACCATCTGCATCTCTAACTCTAATATCTGGAGCACCTGTTCCTACAACTTCAAGATTTACAGTTGGTGTGGTTGTTCCTATACCAACTTTACCACTACTACTAACTGTCATCATAGTAACAGAAGCAGACATGAAATTAGTTGCATCTTGAGCATGAATATCTAACATACCATTGTGGTGTGTGCCTAAATAAACTTTATCTGTATCTCCTAATCCTTGTAAGTATAAGTAATTAGCAGCTCCTGCTGATCCTATTGCAACATGTTGTGCTGAAATGCTTGATGTATTATGTACTGTAAGTTGTCCTGATATATCAGCGTTACTGTTTACATCTAAAGGTCCTGAAAATATAGATGTATTACTATTACTAGCATCTATTTGTAAAGCTGTACCAGCGTTTGTAACAAGTTTTAAATCATAATTATTACTACCACCTAAACCTGATACTAAGTCTAAAGAGTATTGAGCCGCAACTCTACCCTCACCTGAACCAGCGCCACCTCTTAAATATAAGGCTTGATCTGTATTAGACGCTCTTCTTACAGTTAACGCACCAGCATCGTCATCTGTAATTGTTACTTTACCATCAAGAGCACTAACTCCGTTTATGTCTAGAGTTGAAGCTTCTACTTCTCCTGCAAATTGTGCTACGGTATTTGTTATATTTAATCTTTCACTTCCAGCGACATAAATTTTAAGATTACTATCTGATTCTTCTTCTATATATGTATGACCACCAATACCATCTAATAATAACTTTCTACCTGCTGGTATTGCAAAATTAGTTGATCCTAATACAGCTACATCAGAACTTACCATAAATCTAGCACTTCCATTACCGTATATATGAACAGGGTAAGAAGGATCTGCTGTTCCTATACCTATTCTAGAACCTGTAACTACAAGTGTGTTAGCTCCAAAGGTACCCATTGTAACAGCATCATTAGATTCTACCTCTAAGATAGGGATACCTGAGATATCACTAACAGCAAATAAAGATCCAGATAGAGAATCTGTTACAGAGAATAATTGACCTTGTGATCCTTCTACTGATAGTATTGTACTACCTGATCCTTCTATTAAAGCTACATCATTTGTACCGGATACATGTAATTTTGCTGATGGTGCTGTAATACCTACTCCTACTCTTTCAGTACTGAAATTAATGTTTAACACATTAGCAGTATCATCTCTGAATCTTAATTCTTGAGTTCCATCTTCTAGAGTTATATATGCATTTGTAACTCCTGAGTCTTGAAATTGTATTTCAGCATCACCTGAAGATGGTGATATCATTATTCCTCCTCCAGAACCTCCTACTCCTCCAACATGTAGTGTTTTACTTGGACTAGTTACTCCTCCTAACCCGGCTTTACCTGCTACAGCTAAAGACGTTCCAGTATTTGCTGGATCTAATAGGTAAGAAGAATTTGAAGAATCATAAAATGCTGCTGCAAACATACTATAACCTGAGCCTGCATGTACATTTCTATTAAAGTAAGCAGTACCGTTTTGGGAAGCAGAAATTATTAATCCGTTATATTCACTACCACCTGTTTTGAACTTAATTGTTATGTTTTTATCGTTAGAAGTATTTCTTAATATAGTATGTCCACTTGAATTAGATAATCTACCAAATTCTGTACCACTACTTCCTTTTAGTACTATATCTTCTCCGCCTGCTTGTAATCTTAAATCATCTACAGCAGCAATGGTAAAATCACCATTACCACTTTCTGTTAAAGTAGTTGCATTTGTTCCATCGCCTGAAATGCTTATTTGTCCGTTTGATATTATTACGCTACCAGAATTGTGAACAGAATTACTTCCAGAAAATGTTACTACACCTGATTTATGTATATTCACTAGAGAAGAAGTAATATACTCTGCTTGGCCGGTGGCTGAATATCCTATTTGGAAATTAGCAGCACCACCGCTATATCTCATACCGCTAAACCACTCATTATTATTATAAGATGTATCTAAATAAAAATGTCCTACACCTCTTCCTTCATAACCTGTCATTATAACTTGAACTGCGTTTGCAGGGGATCCAGCTGTATTAGTTGCTGTCAGGTTAAGTGTAGTTGTAGTTGCATTAGAAGTACCAAAAGAAAAAGTTTGTCCAAAAAATTCCGCGTCTTTATTACTATCTATTATTAAAGCTGTTGATCCGCCTCCGTTTGTTGCAAATCTTAAATCATTATTTGAACTAGCCCATATTCTAGATCTTTCTCCTGATACATCTTTGAAAAATAAGTAAGCATTTTCTGCATCTGATGAGACTGTTTGTAATCCACTCCATCCTCCTGAAGAACGTGCTATAATACTTGTATTACCAGAACCTGTAGCTATAATACTACCTCCTGCTACTGTAAACTTTTCTACAGGTACTTGTGTACCTATACCAACCGTTCCAGAAGCTGAGATCCATAATCTTACTGCTGAACTAGTATCATTATCTCCGGTTCTAAATTCATAGTTATTATGAACCGAACCAGATCTTCCTGACATAAACCCTAATGTATTACCAGCATATGCACTGTTAACACCTAAGTAAATTCTTGCTTCATCACCTGCTGACCCTGCAGCTCCTTCTAAAAAGAAACCATTAGAACTTCCTGAGGTTTTAATTATGCCTCTTACTTCTAAATTTCCTTGTCCTGGTGCATCTATTGTTCCGATAGAGACTTTACCTCCATATGATTGTAAAGATAAAATACCTGAGTTACCACCGCCTGATGTTGTCTGTATTTGATATTTACCAGAAGAATCATATCTTCTAATATACATTCCATCAGTTCCATCATTTACAATAGAAATAGGTTTATTAGTAGTTGCTCCAACATTTAATGTCATAAATGCACTTCCTCCTACTGTACTTGCAGAACCGGTATTAAACAAGTAATTGTTAGTTCTAAAATGACCGTATTGAGTACCTGAACCATTTCTAAAGTATTGTCCAGCACCTGCATCTAAATATAGAGCATTACCGGGAGATTTTACCTGTACATAACTTGCATCACCTTGTAAAAATAAATGATTGCTACCACGTACATTAGATCCATCTTGAATATATAGATTATTAGCTGTAGAACCTGATTGAAGTATATTTCCTCCATGTACGTGTAATGCTGTATCACTACCATGAGGTGTTTCTGTTCCAATACCTACTTTAGAAGAAGATATTACCATAACACCTTGAGTATTATGAGAACCTAATCTCAATCTTGCATCTGCTCTTGAATATATAGATGCAAATCCTGAAGACCATGTTAGAGTTCCGTATACTGTATTATAACCTCCCCAGTGAGAAACTGCACTAGTAGTAGTCCAAAATCCATTTGATATAAATGGTGCTGCTGCTACAGAAAGATTTCCTGTAGAATCTGGTGTTGCAGTTGTAGTTCCAAATTTCCAACTATCTTCACTTTCATCCCAAATTAATGCTGCATTATTACCTGTACTGCCTCTTTCTACTATAATACCTGAATCATTTGCATTAGATGAGGCACCTCTATTTAAACCTATGATATTATCTGATAAATCTAAATTAGTAGAATTAACTGTTGTAGTAGTTCCGGTTACTTCTAAATTACCTGTTATTGTTACATTACCTGTAAAGGAAGATGATTGGTTACTATCTAATACAAGTATATTAGTCATAGTACCTGCTTGATCAGTAGCAAATTCTATTCTACTAGGATAATCGTTTGAATCCCAAGTACCATCTGCTTTAAATTTTATTTGTGCACCATTTTCGTATCCAGAAGGATCATTACCTCTAGCTACTATCGCACCAAGATTATTTCCATTTGAAGTAGTAGAATCGTCTCTATCGAATTGAATCTCTGGTGGGTTATTGCCGGTAGTACGGTTTCTTAAGTTAAGAGTATTGTAATGATAAGTTCTAGATGCATTTACTGATAATCTTGTGCTTCCGCTAATCTCTACTGCAAAGGCTTTACCTCCATTTTGATTTTCGTCAACTGATACATAAAATGTAGAATTACCTTGACGTAAGTGTGTAAGCATTGCAGTTGATGCACTACTACCACTAGCTTTTTCTATCTGTATACCCGTACTGGTACCAGAACCTGTAATTTTTAAGATATTACTTGCAGTACCTGTAATAGTAACTGCATTAGGTATATCTGCAGATGAGAAATTAAATCCGTTACCAGAAGTACCTGTTGTTGCTTTCCATACACCTCCATAATTTCTAAACTGCCCTGTTGTACCTGAATATACATTAGAGTTAGAGAATATACCGGCAGAACCTATCCAGGCTCTATCTCCATCTGCTGCTCTGAATTTTAAGTACTGGTTATTTTGGTCATAGTATATACCAGCATGGTTTGCTGTGGAATGGGAAGGGAATGCTATAGTAGGGCTTGCTGTGGATCCAGCAGAAGAAGGAAATATTGCTCTAGAACTGAATGTTAAGTTGCCTAAACTGTCTAACATTATAGACTTATTAGTATCTCCGCCGTATCTAATATATAAATTGTTAGCGTAACTATCTATGAAGTTTCCACTATTTCCTCCAAATACTTCTATATATTTTGAAGCTGCAGATTGGTGTACTCTAATAGATCCTGATACGTCTAATCTAGATGCTGGAGTTCCTGGTCCTACACCTAAATTACCTCCATCTTCCATAAATACTATATCTCCTCCAGCTTTTGCATGAATTGGATATGAAGTTGCTGCAGCGTTATAAAGGTAAAAATCGTTATTAGTTTCTTTATAAAGTGTCCATTTAGTAGCTCCAGTGTCTCTATAGGATAAGTATGCTCCTGCTGTTCCAGTATTATCAGCATCTGAATCTATTATTATTGTAGATTGTCCATCAGCTCTAACTCTTAATGTAGCGTTACCTCCATCTTTAAAAATATCTAACTCAGTTGCTGGTGTTGTTGTTCCTATACCAACTGCACCTGAACCAGATAACCTCATTATTTCAGTTCCTCCAATATTTGTTGATAAGAACATTCCATCATGAGCAAATCTTATTTGATTCGCATATTCAGCAGCACTATTATCTACTACATCAGAAAATAATAGATAAGCATTTCCTGTTGCGTTTGTTAATATGTTAATACCAGAAGCTGCATCTCCAGTATCACCTACGTTTAATTTATTTCCTGCCCAGCCTTGTTGACCTGTATCGTTTATTGTTACTATACCAGAACTATCTATTCTAAGTCTTTCTGTTGATGTAGTTTGAAGAACTATTCTATCGTTAGCAGGAAAGAATAATCCAGTTCCACCATCACCCCAATGTTGAAGACTGTCTCCAGCATATAAATGCCCTTCTATTATACCTGTTGCTGCTCTTGCAGTTCCAGCTACATCTAATAATTCTGCAGGATCTGTTGAACCTATTCCAACTTTACCTTCAGAATTTATAGTCATTGCTACTGTAGCAGATGTAGTACTATTATCATTAGTTAAGAACTGTAACATACTACTACCGAAATCTTGACCATCATTGCCTTCGTCTCTTATACCTCTTATTCTACTACCACTATATTGTCCGTTGTGATCTAAAATTAAATCAGAAGTAGCTGATGTACCTTCTACTCTTAAATCTCCTCCTTTGACAAATAACTTATCACCTGATTTAGGCACAGTTGTTCCTATTCCTACATTATGACTAGAATTTACGTTAATACCATTAACAATACTTCCGTCCATACTTAGATTAACTACATCAGCACTATCGTTATATCCAACAAAACCTTTAAAAGCATCAGCTTGTCTAAAATGCAGACCTGCATGAGCACCGTCAGCTGGGTTTATCCAAATAGCGGCATTAGCACCGCCGACTTCTAATTTAGCGCCAGGTGTTGTTGCTCCAATTCCAAGATAACCTTCATGTGAAATTCGTGCTGCCTGTGAACCACTAGTCCAGAATTCTATATCACCGGTAGTAGCATTATGTGTATCTTGTAAAACTATCTTCGACCAATTATCAGCATATCCTGAGCCTGATATACCCGCTCTAAGTTCTAATGAACTATTATAGTGGTAAGTACTTAAGACAGCATTATTACCTCTAAGGTACATTTTTAATCTACCTTCAGCTGTAGATTCTGATAAATCTCTACCTATTGTAATATTTAAAGAACCACTTAAAAATTTGAAATAATTACCTCCGTCATCAACTGTTAATGCAGGCCCTGATATAGAATAGTCATATAATTTAAAATTAGCATCATTAGCAAATAATCCCCAGTTTGCAGAACCGTCTCCGAATATCATTTGAGTAGTAGAACCATTACCGTATCCATATAAGTAAAAAATATTAGTTCTAATACCTACACCTTTACTACTATTACCTGATGCTATTTGTACTCTTGTAGATGCTCCAAAATAATCAGTTGTATCGTTATTAATAACAACCATACCGGAAGATGATACAAAGAAATGTGCACTTGAACTTGATGCAAATACTTTAAATTTATTATTACCTTGTGCTTGGTTAATAGTAACTGTTCCTGAATCTATAGTTACCATTTCTTCGCCGCCTTCTTGAATTTTTATCTTACTATTAGTATGATCAAAATGTATAAATGAATTAGTACCTGCTCTATCAAATATTTTTCCATCACCTCCAACATGAATATTTGCATTAGCATGAAATGCATCATCAGTTCTAAGTATATTAGCACCATCTCTGAATAAAGAGACATCTGCACCTAATTTTAACTGACCGCTTGTATGATTAACGTGTAGTATATTAGTACCGTCAAATGTTAAATTTGCTTCTGCATCTAATTGAGTTGTTGTAGATGCTATTGTAGTTAGCCTGTTTGCTGTTGCATTATTGATAGCTGTTACTGCTCCTGAGCTTAATCCTGATAATGAAGATCCATCACCAACAAATGATCCTGAGAATGATCCTGATAAGACCCCGCTTGTTATAGTAGCTGTACTACCGGATATTAATATGGCTTCACTTCCGCTTGTTCCTAATATGATAGTTTCGTCAGAGAGTACTTCAAATATTGGAACACCTGAAATATCTGATACTCCAAATAAAGAACCGGAAAGAGAGTCTGTTACAGAAAATACCTGCCCTTGGGCACCTTGTATATCTAATAATGTAGAACCTGATCCGTTTACTATCAGGCCTTTTTTAACCTTAAATTCGTTTGCCATAATTATATCCTTTTTTCATTGTCCAAAAGGGTCATATATAAATAGTATGTTTAATAGTTACAAGTCAAATCTATGTCTTAAACTATTAAAGTTTTTTGAAACTTCGTCTGCAGTTAATTCTCTGTTATAACATCTCACTATATGTATTTTGCCATCAAATGGATTATTATAACTAGAAGCTGTAGAATCTTTATATACGCCTATGTGATTTATACCTCTATTTCCACTTAAATTAAAAGGTAAGTCTGTACTATTAGAATTCTTTAATACCCCATTAACATACAACCTAAATCCATTAGCACTGCTAAATGAACCAACTATATGGTAAGTGCCTACTCCGTAAGTATCTGGAGTATCTACATTTACGTTAGGGTAAGAAGTTGGGTTACTGAGTTGTTGCATTTGTCTATATCTTATTTTATTATTAGCTAGAAATAATAATCCATAAAACCCATACTGTAAGTCTGATAATATGCCTTGCTGTGCACCTGATGTTCCTCTATATACTACTACTTCTTCAGTATGAGAAGATCCACTCAAATGATACAGTGCAGTATCAATTCTATCATTTGTTCCATCAAAGTCTATTTGAGAAGTACTATCATAAGTAAGATTAGTTACATTAATGTCATGATTACCAGTTAAATCTACTAAAGAACCTGATACTGATCTTATGCCTCCTGGACCTGCATATGCGCTTTTGTGACCTTTAGTTTCAAATTGCATATTTCTATAGTAAATTTTTTCGTTTTGAAATCCTGGGTAAAGCATATTAAAGAAATCATATGCATAAGCTCCAGTTAAATTATCTTTCATAGTAACAGTTAATCTAAAAGGAGTCCATGTATGTGCAGACATAGTAGAAGGACAGGAATTGGTTGAGGATAATCTTGATTGATCATTACTAGAAGGAAATTGATCTGAGTATTCATTAGTATCAAAGTAGTAATTTCCGCTTTTTAATATAGTGTTAGCAGAGTACAGTTCAAAGTTCCAAGTATATGTTTCATTAGAAACAACAGTAATACTGGGTAGTTGAAATCTTGAGTAACTTGAAGTTTGATCTGCTAATTGTATATAGGTACCAAAACCATCTGAGCCTAAACTTGCTCCATTACCTGTTCCTATTATATTACCATTAAGTTTATTTGTAGTAGGTTCTCCTAAATTAAATCTGTAACTATCTAGAGCATCAGATACAAGAGGATAACCGGTATCGAATCCGAATACCAATCCATCTTCATTTGTAGCTGGTCCTAAATTAGTTGACATATTATTATTCTAATTCAGTTGTATCTGTCCATGCATCTGTTACAAGTAAAGCTAAAATATCTTCATGTACATATTCTGTATAACTACCAGAATAGAAGGAAGGTCTACCGTAAGTTCCTGCTGGAGTTGTCTGAAATGTTTCTTTACCTGTTGTTGGGTCAAGTACTGAAGTTACTAGTGCTTTATCTATAACTTGAACTTCGTACTTTACAAATGTTTCTGATCCATCCAAAGAAACTCTTAAAGAATCTACTGAATGTTCTAAAACTTCATTAAAATCAATAGAACCAGTTATTGTTGTAGGTATAACTAACCATCTTCTGTTTGGAAATCTACTCATCGTGTGTGTTTTTTATTATAAATATTTACATATCAAATCTTTTCTTAAATGCTTTGAAGTTTTGTAAAATTTCAGATGCATTTAATGCTCTATCATATACCCTAGTTACAGGTATCTTACCATTTACAGCTCTTGGATTACCGCTACTTCCTCTACCTATATACTGTATCTTTAAACCAGAGTAAGAAGCATTGAAACTATATCCAGAATGTGTACCTCCTTCTTCTACTCCATTTAAATACATTCTATATGTAGTTCCACCTGTTTCACATACTAATACAGCATGATAATACCTATCAGCTACTAACGTAGTTGAACCGTATTTCCAAGTACCGGGGCTCATGTTCCAAAGAGCTAATTTACTATTCAAAACTGACCAATACCAGCTATTATATGATATACCAGATGCACCAATAAAATTGCCTGGTGATGTACTGTTATTGTAACCAGCTGGTACACTGTCATATTTAACTATAGACTCTACAGTCCAGTTACCACCGTTGCTTTTGAAAGTTATATCACTACCATCACCTAATAGTAGATGATCACCTGTACCGTCAAAATCTACTTGAGCTTGAGAATCATAAGAAACATTTGCGGTATTTATAGTATATGTTCTTGTTAAATCTACTAATGAATTAGCACTTGATCTAATATTATCTGATCCAGATAAGGGAATAAATGGAGTTGCATGAGGGTTCTGTTCTACTTGATAATCTCTCCAATATGCATCTGCTGTTTTATTATTTCCAGTTCCTTGGCATCTTATAGTATTAATGGAAGTATTTCCTGCATTGGCAGGAATTGTAACTGAAAGTCTCTCCCAATCTCCTCCTCCTGAGTGATAACTACTAGCATATCCCCAATAGCTACTACCATCTTTAGTTGTATTTAGATGTATTCTAAAAGTTGATGCTGTTGTTGTTTTACACCAAACCGAAACTGTATATGCAGAGGTTTGTGAGATAGTACCGGGTGCTGTTCCGGAAAAGTTACTCTCTGAATTACCTCCTGGTCTTTGTTTCATTTTCCATGCTCCTTTAAAAGTAGGCCCTGGGTAGGAAGGTATCCATTCCATACCTCCATCTGCATGAATATTAGAATCAGGGTAGTAGGTCCAATCCCATACTGTACCGTGCATATTACTATGGTATGTATGAGAACTAGTAAAATAAGTTGTTGGGTTTGTTGGTACCATAGTACCTATATTAAAAGTGGAAGTAGGTTCTCCTAAATTATACTTGTATTTATGATGACTTTCGCTTACAGCAGGATATCCGGTATCGGTACCGAAAACTAATCCATCTGTTATATATTTAGGTCCTGTAAACATTATATAAATCTAGATTTTAGAGCATTGAAATTCTGTAAAACTTCTGCTGAGGTTAAAACTTTATTATAGATAGAGAAAGGTCCAAAATCACCATCCCAACTTATATTTGTTTGGTCATCATCAGCTGATCTCATTAACCTAACATATGTGAAATTTGAATCTGTAGCTAACGCATTAGTTGTGTTAGTAGCTACTTGCACTCCGTTGTTATACATTACATAATCAGCGTTTTCACCAGAAGATGCAATAGTTTTAGTAACAACTATATTATACCATTGACCTGTTGTTGAAGTACCTCCAGATATTAAATTATTACCGCTACCAGCTGATGGTCTGAATCTTAAATCTGGTGTTGCACCTAAAGTTAATCTTAAATGACCGTTACCCGCATTCAATAAATCAATCATTCTGTTTTCTCTAGCTGTAGAATTATCTCTTTTGCCCCAACAGGAAATAGTCCATTCTGTAGATGCCCAATCAATGTTACCTCCTGTGTTCAAAAAACGATAATTACCACCATCACCGGTTGATGTTATGACTTTAGGATCGCCTCCAAAAGTCAGTTGTGCAGAAGTAAATGTTTCATCACTATAATTACCCATTAAATCTGCCATATTTTTTCCACCTTCGTTAGAGTCAATGTTTGCAGGGTCTGAATACAACACTAAGTTGTCTGTAATTATGTTTGGTCCTGATACTGTTGCCATTATATTTCGAATCTATCTTTTAATGTATTAAAGTTTTGAAGTACTTCTTCTGCTGATAAAACCCGGCTGTAAACTCTAGCTACTGGCATTTCTCCGTTCAATACTCTATCTGAGGTTCCGTTACCGCCAAATTTTAGTGAAGTACTATTAGTAGCAGCTCCTGCCAGAGATAAAAAATCTCTTTCGAATAACCCGAACCCGTCAACATATATTTTACCCAATTGACCGTCGTAAGTACAAACTATATGAGTATATTTGTTAGCTGTAAATGCAGTACCTATAGCAGTCTGACGTAAAGTTCCACCGCTAACTGTTATATTCATAGCAATAGTGAATGGGGATGTTTGAGAGATATGTATTAAATAATTAGATTTATCTATAAGTCTAGGGTATGCATTACTTTGACTTGAATTAGCTTTTACAATAAATTCAAAACTCATATTTGTAGTTAAATCTAAAGAATTATTATCAGCAACTTCTAAATAATCGTTTGTACCATCAAAAGTAATTTGTCCATTAGAATCAAATGATACATTAGAAACGTTTAAATCATGAGTACCTGTTATATCTTTGATACTACCTGATACAGATCTTACTGTATCTATAAAAGGAGTGTTGTGAGGTTTTTCTTCTACCTGATAATTTTTATAGTAAATAGTTTCATTTATACCGGCTCTATTTAAAGAGTTATTAGAGAGAAAAATTGCTTGAACACCGTTACTACTTCTAGTATAAGTATGAGATTTTTGATAACCGTTATCAAATGGAGTTGCGTTACCCATCGTACCGGTACTTCCATCTAACTTCCAATAGTACCCTGAAGTCCCTGAACCTGTACTGCTAGGTAATCCGTTAAAATCATATTCTATGCTATAACTTAAAGTAGATCCTGAATTTTGTGTGATATAAGGAAATTGAGCTAACCTATGGTTTGTTCCAATCTGTGTGATGTTAAGTTTTTTCCAACCAGGTCCTTTTTCAGGAGCATCTGATGCTTCCATTGTATGATTATATCCACCAGCATTATGTGCACCTATTGTTCTTTTAGTATTTGTATCTGCTAAATTAGTTGTAGGTTCGCCTGAGTTGAATCTATAGGTATCAAAACTTGAAGAAACCATAGGGAATCCTGTGTCGTATCCAAGTACTAGATTTTCTCTTACTATATTTGATCCTCTTTTAAATCCCATTTCTATTACCCTTTATATCTTGTTTTAGTAACATTATACATAGTTGCTATTTCTTCTGCTGTTAGTACTCTATTCCATACCCAGACTTGACCTAGTTTTCCGACATGTTTATATCCGTTAGAATGGTAATCACTTCCATAAGAAGTATTCCCAGATTCTGAGATAGTGCCGGTATATACTACGTTTGTGTGTGAATTTTTTAATGCACCGTCTTCATATAGTATTATATCTCCTGTTGATGCTCTTCTTGTACAACCAATTAAGTAAAATATATCATCACCAGCTATTGTATGTCCAGACCCATATGTTGAACTAGCAGAACCGTTACCTAACCAAACTACCCATTGACCATGATACCTACTCATTAATTTTAATCCATACTGGTAACCGGTTGAAGTACAAAATACAGTTTGATGTGGATGAGAAGTTGAAGGCTGTTTAACCCAGCCCATCATAGTTAAATCTCCTAACCCTCTTACTACATTAGAAGTCCCGTAATGATACTGTTCTCCATTACCGTCAAAAGTAACTGTTTTATGTCCTTCGCTTGAAGAAGTAGGTGTACCTGATTCTGTAACGGTTGAACCATTAACTATATCTTGCATATAAGTACCTCTAGTAGATGCAGGGTCTACTGCAAAAATTAATCCATCGTTTATTACTTTAGGTCCTGTGTGCATTATAAATTGAATCTACTTTTAATTGAGTTAAAATTTTGTTGTACTTCTGCTTCAGAAAGTTTTTTAGAGTATAAACGGGCTAAGAAGAGTTTACCTACTGCGTTTGCGCTGTTACCTCCAGGAACTGCTCCTGGGTAGAAGCATCTCCAACCTGTATTATCAAAAGTACCTTCTGCTCCTCCTGATGTATCAGTTCTACTTATAAATGCTCCATTTACATATAGATGTTGGAATTCTGGTCCATATGTCAATGTAGTACAATAAATTGTATCGGCTGATATACTATAAGTTTCAGTTAGTTGACTATTTCCTCTTGAACCAGCATATATACTTAAGTTACCATTAGTTTGTCTTCTTAGACCTAATCCTACTGCTCCTGAGGTTGAGCCTTTTCCAAATAGTGTATTATTCGTATCATATTGATTAGCTTCATTGTACGGAGCTATACTGGTTAGGCTAAAAACTGCCATTAAAGAAAAACTCTGTAAGGGTTGATACTGAAGAGCTGCTACATTAGCAAATGTCATATGATCATCTTGTTCAAAATATATGTACTTATCACTATCAGTTGCCGAACCTGACGCTACTGTTGCTCCATTATTCAAAGTACCACTATAACTATTACCGCTTAAATCTAATACCGAAGTACCTGATCCTGGGTAGGACTTTATTGATGATGGATCTACAGCTATTTGTAAACCATCTGTTATTATTTTAGGTCCTCTTGCAAATGCCATAACTTATTTATTTTAAACTTTTATACCTCTTATATTAGCTTTAACACTCCAGTCGTTTGATAATACTGTAGCTTGTAGTTTCATATTACTACTTGCAATTACTACTCCTAATTTTACATCTGTTGTGTCTCCGACATCAACTGTTGATACTTCATTAAACTTTACATTAGTACCATCATGTACTGCGGTTATAGTTCCTGCTCTTAAATTAGTACCCTTTTTAACTAAGTAATCAAAAAATACTGCTTGGTAAGTAGAAAGAGGTAATGACTTAACATCTTCCGTACCTGTATCTACATCTGTGTTTTCACAATAACCTAATAAATGTTTAAGGCCTATTTGAGCTGTATCTGCATTAGAATCTCCTACTGTTAAACCTCCTGTTGTAGTTAAGTTACCAGCACTATCTAAGTCCATATTATCACTACCATTAGTTCTAAAAACTAATTCATTACTGCCGTGATAATATCTTATATATCCTGCATTTACAGAATTAGGATCTCCAAATGCTATATACTGATAAGAACTGTTAGGACTTAAGAACTGTAATCCAATATTGCCACTTCCTTCAACTACTATATCATCGTGATTTGTATTCATAGTAAAGTTACCTCCATCTCCAGAATGCACATGTAATGATCCAGAAGGTGTTATGGTACCTATACCAACTTTACCGGTATAGTCAAAATGAGATATTATACCTCCACCATCTCCTAATAATTGAACATTGTCATCTCCTTTTATTTGTAAGTTTAGACCATTAGAGTATATGTAAGACTGTGCTCCTACTCCAGAAGATGCGTTCGAACCTCTAAACCATATTCTATTACCGGATGATTGTCCTATATCGCCGTTTACATCTAATGAGTGTGATGGTACTGTGCTTCCTATTCCTACTTTTCCATCCTGTAATACAGTAATAGCTTCTGTGCTATTAGCAACTCTAATTTTTAAATGCCCAGTAGTAGATCTATTTACTAAGTAAAAATCATCATTAGAAATCGCTAAATCTGTATGGTATGCACCATTAGTTGAATCAGATAATCTTAAATTAGCTTGAGTGGCGTGCATTATTTCAAGTCCTCCACCAGAAGTAAAGACTGGGTCTGTTGTTCCTATTCCAACGTCTCCTCCTTTTATAATAGAAAGAATATTCTCATCAGTATTACTAGAATTTCTTAATCCAAATAATGCTTTACCTTGATCAGCAGTACCTCGACCTGCTTTAATAAACAACCCTCTATCGTTACCTACTTGTCCAATTCTAACTGTAGCTCCTGTATCGTTAGCATCTTGTCCTGCAGCAAAATGAGCAACTTCTTTATAACCTGTACCTGTACCTCCATGTACTGCGAGATTAGTTGGTGTTGTTCCTGCTGCATAGTTATTTAATGGAGTGGTAGTACCTATACCAATATTTCCATTATTATCTATTGTCATTCTAGGATGTGCTGTAGCACTACCTATAGGTTTTGTAAAAAATCTTAAAGTGGCACCGTCAAGGGTATTATTACCGTGGTCTACTATAATTGCATCAATACCTGCAACACTCAAATGAGCGTCTGTTGCGCCAGCTGTTTTAGTAAAGAATAAACCTCCTACTTGATCTCCAGCTGCATTTGCTTGTGTTTCTAGGTTTATAAAAGATCCGCTGACATGATTAACCACTACCACTCTTCCATCAGGGTCAGGTCTAAAATAACTACTATTAGAATTTATTCTAGTTGTATTAGTAGTTCCTATACCTATATCTCCGTCTGATTTTATAAATAATCTATCACCTCCTCCTACATGGAATAGTACTTGATTATTTCCACTAAACCCGAAGTAGGTATCTGCATCACTGGTGTGATTTATATACTGTGGTATTGTGATTTCACCTGTAAAGGTTGCATTACCGTTATCTGCTATTGTTAATCCACTTGCAGCGTCATCAGCAAAAAGTCCTGTTCCATTACCATCTCTAGCAGTAAATTTACGAGATGCAACAACATAACCATTACCGGTTAATGTTACATTACCTCCAGCATCAATACCAGCAGATTTTATTGGGGCAAATGCTGATAAAGCAATATCACCGGTATCAGAAGCAGTTGCGGTAGTTGTACCTATAACAAAGGTATCTATACTTTCATCCCATAGTATTGCAGCATTATCACCTGTGGATCCTCTTTCTATTATAATACCTGAATCATTTGCATTTGAAGAAGCGCCTCTATTTAAACCTATGATATTATCTGATACATCTAAGTTAGTTTGATTTACTGTTGTTGTAGTCCCACTAACAGTTAAATTACCTGTAATACCTACATTACCTGTGTAAGAAGATAAATCGGGAACTACTCCTATTAAGTTTGCTCCATTTCCAATAAATGAACCAGTAAATTCAGAGGCAGAAATTGCTGCTATTGTTGTATTTGATAGGTCTACAGTATCCCCCGATTCTCCTATGGTTAAAGTAGCTCCATTAGAAGTTAATACACCACCTCCTAAGAATGTAAAATCAACCGCTGTACCTACAGCACCTACTTCTATATCATTAATAGAACCAGCTTCACCAATAATTACAGTCCCTGAATTATCTATAGGATTTATAATTAAATCCGAACCTGATACTTTAATTTCTGCTTTGTGGTTATTAGAACTATCAAAAAAGTCTAATGAATGGCCGTTATATATTCTTTGTTTCATATTTAAAACTTAAATTTTCTTAATTTTATTACTCCTCTAGTCGCTAACTTCTTAGGTGCTTTCGGATTACCAAATAAAGTTGCTGTTACTATTTTATCAGGTCTATTCAACACTTTATAAGCTTCAAATCCATTATAATCAATTTCTAAATGATCTGGTGTGTCTCCAGTTACTGAAAATGACATATTCTTAAACGTAAGTAAGTTTAACGTATATGCTCTACTACGTTGCATCATTATATATAAATAGTTACCAGGTTCAGCTGTGAATGATTCGTCAAATGAAAAATCTGTATAAGTCATAGAAACAGGAGAAGAATCCCCTTTTACAGTTCTACCTTTATAAATTAATAATCCTCTTATATTATTATTAGTTGATTCTGGTGATCCTAAATATTCATTAAAATATGTACCAAAATTATGTTTATATGTCATTTTCTGTTGTACTCTTATTGCTTGTTGTGAGTGAACTGAGAATGATGCTCCGACTAAAATAGGTTGAACTCTATTTAAACCTAAGTTAATTATATCATATTGATGCCTTTTATCACGATTTCGAATAATCATTCTTCTACCGTTATCTACTAAATAAGGTCTTCTGTTTGTAGTAAGTTTATCAAAGTAAGGATCCATTTCTAAATAATCTGTGCCCATCTGTTGTGAGTCGGTAAAATTACCTTCAGTTCTAACTATATAACCACTATTTACAACTTTTGGATATTGTCTACTTCCCTCTACTCTTTTATTCTTACTACTTTCTGTTCTTAAATAAGGGCTATAATGCCTTTTATATCCGTTTCCTGCTGCTGTTTCGACATTATCATACCACTCAAATTTTCTAGGAGCTGTTGACATTCCATTGTAACTATTAAAATCTAAATTCATATAATCATTCCAATTTAGCACATTATTTCTTACAACAAATTCACCAGCACCTGCATCATAGGGAGTAGAGTGAGAATTTACATAAAAATAACGTGGTCCACTAACAAAATTACCTGAGTATATTTGTGTGGTTGAATGTACGTTTCTGAAGTAGAAATTATAGAGACTAGGGAATATTTCTCCGTGTATTTTATGATCTTTATACATTCTAGATCCGGCATTTGCAAAAGAACCATGTGTTATCCATACATTATTTTTCCTATATTCTCCAGATGCATTAGAATAATCATTACTTTGTTCTACTGCATTCAAAGCGCAGTTTGACAGTTCCCATAATGTAGAATAAGAATAAGCATATTTGTACATTCTTTCTCTACTTCCTCCTCCTAAGGATTTAGCAAATACATTATTAAATATAATTTTTTGAGATTGACTTGAACTATCAGAGTGGTATAAACCGAAAGGAATAAGATTGTTTGTTCCTGCTGCACTTTTTACTGTTATAGCTCTATCCATTTTCATTACTCCAGTATCATGATGTATTTCTATTCCTTCAATTAATCTATCTAAGGTTAATACATTACCGCTCTTTCCTGTAACTGTATACATATAGCTACAGCTACCGGGGTAATCACTTAAAGACTTATTCCCTGCTAATACTTCAGATCTAAAATTATTATGAAGTCCACTACTGTGATAAGCTTGTCCTCTGTGTCCTCTAGGATTATAAAATGCTATAGTATCATTAACAGCTATATCAGATGAATTATTTACTTCTATTGTATTTCCTCTACCATTAAAATTATAAATACTAAAATGGTTTATATAGTTTCTATTATTATTACTAGTACCTCCTACATGTATTCTTAAAAATCTAGCTGTTATTTGAGTAAATTGATAAATCCTATTATCACCGGCCATATTACTCAATCGAGGATCTGCAGCGTTTGTCTTTGCTGTAGACCAGTTTGAACCGTCAGAAGAATATTCAACCCCTACTCTAAGTAAACTATTATTATTACCTCTATTACTTGTAACGTAATAGTAAGCTATTCCTATAGCATCTAAAGTTACGTTTTGACCTAAATTTATATCCCAATATCCATTACCGGTAGTATCTACTTGGTAATGTCCATCATCGTGAGTAGTAGATTCAAAAAGAAACATATGACGGTTCCTTCTATCTGTTGTATTA